ACGCCAAGCGACACCCGAGATGGTTCAGAAGGTGTTGGCCGGCCTCCAGCAGCCTGGGATTAACAATTCCCAGGTGCTGGGGGTCCACATCATCAATATGCAGCGGGCCAAAAACCAGGGATTCCCGCACGATATGTATCACGAAAACCTAGAGCCGGTTCGTGTCGACAATGCGGAGCAGGAACTGGCGCTTTCAACCCAGTTCGGCTTTGTGAACCACTACATCCGGCAGGAATGGCCGCAGCACTGGTATCGCCGCAACTTCAGCCCCAAGTTCGAAAAGCAGAACATGACGAATTCGGTCGCTGATGACGAATTCATCGAATCGCGGCTGGTGCGCAATGCCGACGATCTGGCGAAGCTGAAAGCTCAGCGGGTCCCGAAGAGCTGCAGCGCTTGGGTGTTCCGATTGAGTGAACTGCCTGCTCTGCCGGAGCAGGGCGCCGAAGATCCGAGCGTGACGATCGCGCGGCTACAAGGTCAGCTCGATGAAGCGCAGCGGAACACGCCGAAGGGCAACGCCAAAAAGAAGGATGAGACAGTAGCAGCCTAAAGGTGGCGAGCTTCAATCTAACGCAGGTTGCCAATAAAGCGGCGCAGAAGTTGATGGTTATCGACTCCAGCGGCTCTTTGTCCGCTCAACAGCTTGCGGACGCGAAAGACATAGCGAACAACCTGCTTGAAAACTGGTCGGTGCAGCGTATCTATGCGATCTCTGCGCCGATCTCTGTCTTCAACCTCAGTTCGGGAGTGCAGAAGTACTCAATTGGGTCAGGGCAGACGTTCAACATAGCCCGTCCAGCCGCAATCGAAGCGGCCAGCTTTCAGTTGAGCTTCGGAGGAGGCTCTCAGTCTTCAGAATTGAAGGTTTTGACTGCGGCGGAGTGGTCATCGCTTCCTGATCGCAACAGCACCAGCACATTGCCTAAGTTTCTCTATTACGACCGCGGATTCCCTACCGGATTCGTGTATCTGTCTCCCGTTCCGCTCGGGGGAACGCTTGAAGTAACCAGTTGGGGCGCTCTCACGCAGTTCGCGGATCTGACCACGCCCATTACCCTGCAACCCGGCTATGCTCGACTGCTAATCGCTGGGCTGGCAATCGAAATGGCGCCAGATTACGAGGCGACCCCTGGCGCAGCGCTCGCTCAGGATTTTGCTGATGCTGCGGCGAACATCCGACAGCTCAATGCCGAGCTCATGGGGCCTGAGCCTCCAATTGGTCTGGTGGCACCGAATCCCAATCAACCCGTTGCCGCCGGTGGAGGTTAGCTTGTGTCGAGAACCTATACCGGCACTCAAATCATCTACCGCGCGGCGCGGGCGCTCGGAAACCTGCGCTCAGGACAACCTGTCCCGACAGAGCAACTCCCTGACTTCATGGATTCGCTCAATGATATGGTGGATGGCTGGCAAGTCGACCAACGCAAGATTTTTTGCATTGCCGCCAATCTCTACCCGCTCACGGCAGGCCAGCAGTTCTACCTGATTGGGCCAAACGCGCCGGCGTCGACAGTCGCAAACGGCAATACCTACATCGGAATTCAGGCACCGCGGCCAAACGCGATCGAAGAAGCGAATATCCTGATTCAGAGCACGAATCCAGTGGTGCGCTACCAGATGGCGATTGTGAATGCGGAGCAGTGGAGCACTATCGCGGTGCAGACTCTGCCTTTCGCGATCCCGATGGTGCTCTGGAACGATAACAACTTTCCCTCGAGTGGGGCGACTGCAGGCTGCGCGGCGCTTAGCCTGTGGCCTGGGCCGCTTGGAAGCTATCCGCTTGAGCTGTTCACGTGGCAACAGCTTCAGCAATTCGCCGATGCGACGACATCTTACGCTTTCCCGCCGGGATACGCCGAAGCTATCATTTTTTCATTGGCTGAGCAGGCCTCATCGCTGTTTCGGATCTACTTTAAGGTCCCCAATGCGGTGTTTGCCGAGCAATTCGCACTGGTTCAGCAACAAGCGCGGCGGGCGCGGCAGAACATCGACGAGTCGAACGCACGTCAGGAGTTCATGGCGATCGATCCGGCATTTCAATCTGTCGATTCGCGCTATGGGGCCTGGAATTATTTGACTGGCGGATGGGGGCGCACGCTCTAAATGCCTACTGTCCCCGATTTTGGATTCTGCGGACCGGCTTACCAAGCCATCACGCCGCTGCTTGATGCGCAGGACTGCCTAAACCTCTATCCTGAGCCTGGAATCGCCCGCAGTAAGGGGCCGATGGCCCTTATCGGCACTCCCGGCTTGTCGCTATTTACCACGCTTCCCCATGGGCCGGTGCGCGGGCTCTTCGCCGGCAATGCGCGGCTGTTCGCTGTCGGAGGAACGCATGTTTACGAGGTTTCGAACACCGGAACCATAATTACGGACTTCGGGGCCATTCCCGGAGCTACGACTGGGCCGGTTCGAATGGTGGCGAACGGCAATGATCTGGCTGTCATGGATTCCTCGGTAGCTCAGGTCTGGATTGCAGCCGGCGGAACGCTCACGCTGGGAATCGCGGCGTTCGATATCGATTACCTGGATACGTTCTATTTTGCGCTTGCCGATACGCCGGTGAATCAGGTGAACCAGTCGGCATCGCTCGACGGTACGACTTGGCCGGTGCTCAATTTTGCAGTTCGAACCGGGACGCCGGATTTCCTGACCGCGATTGCGGTGATCAACAATCAGGTTTGGCTGCTCGGTCAGAAAAACACCGAAATCTGGTACAACGCCGGTAATCCTGGGTTCGTGTTGCAGCGCGGCTCGGGCGCGGCGACCATCAATCAGGGATGCTCCAATCGAAATAGCGTGATTAAGATTGACAATACGATTCAATGGCTTGGTGGTGATGACAGGGGGCCGAATGTCGTCTATCAGGCTGCTGGGCAGACTCCGAAACGGATCAGCAATTGCGCCGTGGAGCAGTTGATGGGCGGTTACAATGTCGTCGGAGAAGGTACGCTGGGTCCGGGGAATGTTCGATGCTTCGCCTACCAGGAAGATGGCCACCTATTCAACGTGATGAACTTCAACGGCGCCAATGGTGGAGTCGGGGCGACGTTGGCCTATGACTGTACGACGGGCTTTTGGCACCGTCGAGGGTATTTGAACCCTGGATCGGGGGTGATCGAACGCATTCGGGCGGATTGCTTCGCATCCGTGCCCCAATTCCTACCCGGCGGGCTTACGGGGAACTTCGTGGGCGATTATGCGAACGGGAACATCTACATCCAATCGCTCTCGACTGCTTCTGACAATGGCGACCCGATTAAGAGAATTCGCACGACGCCGCACGTCGCAGATCGGGACTTCTGGTACACCTATCCGAGCTTGCGGGTCGACGCCGATTGCGGGACGGCCACGGCGACACTCGAGCTGTCGGACAATGGCGGGAAAACATTCCGCTCGGCCGCGGGCGGGGCTATTCCGACGATCACGCCTCCATCTACTAATGACCTGCCCTACTATCAATGGCTGCAGCTTGGACGTTCACGTGACCGGGTGTTTCGATTTTCAACTACATCTTCGACCCAGCTAATTCGCTTGCAGGGTGCGTATTTGAACGCGAACAAAGGGCAGGAGGTTTGATGGCCACCGACGTTAATATCGGCTACACTCCGGCTCCAGTAACGACGCCTCAGCACATCCCGATTCCTGAGGAAATCGACATCACGACTCAGGATCACGGAATTCCTTCATGGTCTTGGGTGTCTTGGTATAACCGTATTGACGGCTACATTCAACAGTTGCTGGCTTTCATGGCGCTCGGCGGGCAGATTACCGTTGTCAACGCAGTTGGGACGGCGAATCCGGCGCTCACCACAACACCTACGGCGATCGCTGGAACCACCATCACTTTGAACAAGGCAGGGACTTGGATCATCCGTGGCTACTCGAACATTCGCGCCGATCCCGCGAGCAATCTGTGTATCATTGGGCTTAACCTGTCGGTTGGGGGAATTCAGGCCGGAGACATGGAATGCGCCGCGCCTCTGGGTCTGATTGCAGTTTTCCAGTTGGCTTATGAGTGGCTGGTAACGGTTACGGGGACGACAACCACGGCTCAGCTGGTAGGTTCGAAATCGGTAAATGCGGGGGTGAGCCAGTGCAATAGTGTAGGCACGGCGATCTTCGCGGAATGGATTCACGCTTGAATAAAATCATTCGATCTGTCTTGCTATTGCTAGTTGTCGCCACCGGAGGGTTATACGCGCAGGGAACTGTGGCGCAAAATTTTGCTTCCCTTGGGAAGTCGGGAAACTATGTGGTTACGTTTCGGTGGACAGGTGATGCTTCAAGCGGAGCAGTTCCGATTACAGCGGCGCAAATGCAGGCTGACGTTCAGGGGTTTCGTATCCTGTCGGTTGAAACTCAGCCTCTAACCCCTACTCCGACTGCTTCTTATTCGATACAGCTTCTCGATTCCTTCGGAGCCGACATGATGGGCGGCGCCCTTGCAGGATTGAGTAATTCGTCGAGTCAGATCTTCGCAGCCTCAAGCGCGACTCCAGCTATCAATGGGACATTCAGCCTGAAAATCACGGGCAACTCGGCAGCAAGCGCCCGCGGCGTGGTTGTCGTCTACTTCGGGCCGACTCAGCTAATCAACAGCAATGCGGGAAGTCCTGGGCCTGCAGGTCCCGCTGGCCCCGCTGGTCCGGCTGGTCCTGGTGGTGGTGGAGTGGTGACATCTTCCTATATGTTCACCAGTTCACCTGGTGGTAGCTTGACGGCATCTTCTCCTGCCACGGTTACATTAACGCCGGTACCTCAAGGAATCAACGGTACCGACCTAGGCCATTACATCTACGTGTCTGGAGGGACAGGAACAGCCGAGGCAGTTTTGATCACTGGCGGGACAGCTACAAGCGGAGCCTCAACGGGAACTCTAACTTTCACGCCGGCCAATAATCATACGGGAGCGTGGACGTTGACATCAGCCTGTGGAGGGTTGCAGGAGGCTTTCGTTGCACTTCCCGGAGGCAGCGGGGCGGTGCAATTCGATTCTCTGAATCCCGTTACCTGTCACGCAAAAACATCATTTCCCACAAGCGGAAGAGCGTCTTTAAACGGGAACGGTACATTATCGCTGATGAGGGCCTCGGACTATGCAAACGGAGATTTGCTATTCCTAGGATCTGGCTCGGCTGCCAATATTTTCAATCTCATCATTGAAAACGGCGTTGGTACGTCGCAGACTTCCGGGGCTGCAATTCATTGGCAATCGTCAAGCCCTATCACATCAAATGTCGCAATCCTTAACGGCTTCATGGGGGAACTGCTTGAAGGGGCCAGTATCGGCAATCAGGTTAACTTAGGTTATTTTTCGATCAATGGGAGCGCTACTCCGCCCGCGGCAGCCGTCAAGGTAATCGGTCGATCATCGGTTCCTTCGACAGACCTTCATTTTACCGGGTGTGCTTTAAATGTGGCGGCTGGCAGCACAAACGTTGTGGATCTACGCGGCGTCGACACTATCACCTTTACGGGCTGCACCTTTGGCCGTGGCACCGTCCAGATCAGCATGAATCCGGACAGCGGATACAACGTCCAAGGCGTCTACATCGATGGCTCTATTTTTGACACCTGCGATTTGAATTCGATTGCGATGAACATCTTCAACGTAACGAGCCAGATCGCTAACGTACGGATCGCAAATAACCTGATGATTGGCGAAAGCAACCCGACGACGACCTTCGGTATCGATGTCGGAAATTTTTCATCCACCGCAAATATCTTCAACGTCCAGATCAACGGCAATAACATCACCCGTTTTGGCACTTGGGGAATCTCGGTTGGGGCCACGGTAGCAAATGCGAACATCGTCATTTCGAATAACGTAATTTCCAACAACAACACTACCAACGTGGCGGGAGATGGAGGCTTGCAGCTTATTTCCGTGAACGGGTTGACAGTCACGGGGAACACCATCGGGGAAGGCACCACCTATAACGGGATTCAGCTCAGCGCTTCACTGATGAACGCCGTGATCACGGGCAACCTGCTCGGTCATACCACTACGCCATTCTTTCCCAATGGGGCGACCTTATCAAATGTGGTGCTGGCAAGTAATGAAGGGATTACTAGCGTGGTTCCTGCAGTCGCATCCGGCGCGTCCTTTGCGTGGCCCGTGAATCCGACATTCACCATCACGGGCAACACCGGCATTACTTCCTTGCAATTCGTCCCGCCCGCAGGATCATCGGGCGTTCTATTGAC